AGCCCAGAAATATGGGTTGGATCCTGACATGTTTGTACGTCAGATCCAGCAGGAAAGCGGGTTTGATCCGAATGCAAAAAGCTCTGCCGGTGCGTTAGGTCTTGCCCAACTTATGCCGGGAACTGCTTTGGACATGGGCGTCCTGCGGATCGACCCAATGCAAAACCTTGAAGGCGGCGCAAAGTATATGCGCATGCTGCTCGACCGCTACAACGGAGACTACCGCTTGGCGCTGGCTGCATACAACGCTGGCATGGGCAACGTAGACAAGGCTGGCGGAATCCCTGCATTCCCTGAAACGCAAAACTATGTGAACGCGATTTACGGACAGCAGCCAGCTGGACAACAGTCGAACACCACACAGCAAGGAGGCCCAGCCGTGGACCAATACGCGCAACAACCGCAGCAAAAGGGCATCCTTAGCTACATTACCGACCCCGAAAAACGGGCCAAACTTGGGCTGGTTTTGAGCAGCCTTGCGTCAACGCCGAATGCCGGCGTCCAGCAGATGCTGACCAACAAGATCGCCGGGTTTGAAGATGCGCGGACGAATAACAAGACGGCTCAATGGTTGGATTGAACATTTTGCTGATTCTGTGCCGCCGTTAGCGCCGTGTTGAACCCTTGCTGATTCAGGTTAGCAAACGTGTTGGCACCCTGTTGCGCAAAGCCTTGATTAGTCAAAGCCTCGGCTACCCCATGACGAGATCCGCCAAATGCGTTGGCACGGGTTGCCTGCGCACCAATGTCGTTCATCTGCATTTGGCGTTGGCGTTCCAAATCCTGCATAGTCGTATTCGTGACTGCACTGGTGTATGGGTTCATAAACTGATTGATGTTAGGACCAGCCGCCGCCTGGTTGTAAAGATTGCTGGCCGTGTTGTAGACGTTCGGCGCAGTGCCGCCAGTAGGTGTGGCGGTCGGCATTGCTGCAGGCTGGGTGTAGCCAGTTGGAGCAGTTGGATTAAATCCCGTCATCCCCGCGCCGGTCGGCTGCACGACGCCTGCGGGATTTGCTGAACCTGCCATGATCTATTCCCTTCAGAAGTACGTTGAGCGGGGTGCTGACACCACCACAGGCTTGCTTACAGACGGCTTTGTTACGACGGCCACAGTGGGCCGAGTAGGCGGACGATTGGCCGCTGTGGGGGCAGCCTGCGGGCTAACAGTGTTGCGCACAGTGCCTGCAATCGTATTAAGCAGACTGCCTGGGTTGCGAGTGTTTACGCCACCCGGCAAATAAGATGCCGCCGTGCTGGCAAGGTTTGACAGGCTGCCGCTGGAACCCGGGCCAGCACCGACAAAGTTATTTGGATCGGGCCGACCCATTCCAGCCCGAGAGTTGCCACCGCCGCCGTAATCATACGGAGATCTGGCCTGTTGGTTTGATGATTCCGAAGATCCGGCAGGATTTGCGCCAGTGATCGGATTAACGAACTGCGCCATTATTGCATCAAACTGGCCGGGGAATCGTGCTTTAAGTTCAGCCAAGGCGGCATCGTAGCCAGCGCCGGACGAATACGCATTCATGCCACCGTAGTTGGTCGCAGTCGGCATGCCTGCCATGGGGTCAACTGTCTGCAGGCCGAATGCCGACGCGGCAGAGTTCGTCCCCGTCATGGCGGCGATCTGTGCCGGCGTCATGGCGGCAACGTCAGGCCCGTAGTAGGGCGTGTATCCGATCCGCGCATTCGCCTGAGATTGCTTCAGCATCTCCTTAGCGGCAGACGAAAGGTATTCCGGCACTTTGACCGACGATGAAGTGTTACTGCTGCCGCCCATTATATCTTCCTCTCCAAGACAACCATCACCGGCTCAAAGCCGTGACTGTCCAAAACCCGTTCCCAACCCTTGCGGCCATACAGCGTGATGCTTTCGCACCCTTGCGCCTTGGCCCAATCGGTCGCCGCATCCAGCCCGCCCACGATCTCGCTTAGATCACCGCCGGCCAGAAACACATTCAACACCCTCTTTCTAGCATATTGAACGATCTCTGTCACGGCGGCAGAATTTTTAGCTGGCCATAGCTGCATGACACCCTTGTTGATGCCTTCCACCACATCATCAAACGCATGCGTGCCGCCGCTGTATTCCAGCGCAGCCTCGATGTATTTGCGGTTGGCTTCTATGATGTTCATGCCCTGACCCTTGTAATCGCCAAGGTGACGGACGGCGATGCTGGTGCATACGCGGTGGCAGCGTGAGCCTCCAAAAACGCGCTTGTGCTATCCGTTGCCCACATCACGTTCAAAACATCGTTGGAATTTAGATCAAAGATTGCAGACCGAGACACGACAGTGGTTGCCCCGTTGTTATGCAAGCTGGCAACAATGGTTGACCCAGCCACGTCAGCCCCATTCAATCGCGGCCAAAACCTCAACTCAACCGCGCTGCCTGATGTGCTGGTGATCTGAGCCGTAAACGAAACGACATAAATGCCACCGTCTTGAAACGTGATCTCGGTGGCAGGTGAACCTGTCAACGTGATTGCATCCGCGCTGATAACATCAAGCGCAATCTTGTATGCCGTGTTGGCCGCTGCCGCCGTGATGTCTACGTCTTGGCCGAATATGGCTGTTCCGTCAGCCAAGACAATCTGATGCCAGGTGTTTCCCTTGCTCACGACGGGATAGCCGTTGGCTGGATCCCATAACAGGATGCCGTCCTCGGTGGCCGACGATGTAGACGATTTGAACTGCAAACGTGATGCTGTCCTGCGCAAATAGGTCACGATGTTCTGCGCCCAAAATTGCAGGTTCTCAGTCACCGGAGGTGGGGTGAATCCTAAACTCAACGCAAGCCACCCGCAGTGCCGTCAACACGCATGATGCCGACGCGCCAATCGGCCAACCTTGCGCCGTCAACCCGCATCTTGATCTGTCGCCCGGTGAAACGCACGCTGGTGGGGTTGGCCATAGTATACGGCCCGTAGCTGCGTTCGACATCGTTGGGGTAAAACTTGGTCTTGAATGTCGCCGTAACGTCGGCCTGAGTTTGCTCGTCAGGAATCAATTTGGTTGCCGACATAACCTGATCGCCATTCCCCAAGCTGATCGGCCCGCTTTCAACAAAGATATCAGCGTCATCAACGGCCAGCCCAGTTTCGTGGTCATACGACTTGCCGTCAGACCCAAGCCAGATCGGATTGCGGAACACGCCACTGTCCATGCCAGTTGTGCGCACGATGCTGCCGATGGCCCAATGGCGTTCAGCATAGTTAAATGCGACATAGCTGTCGTTTTCGTTTGAATCTTCCGACGGATAGAACCACCAGATCTCGTTGTATTTCTGGTTAGACACGCCAAAGATTTTAGAAACCTGCGCGGTGTTCATATTGTTGAAAACGTAATCGGCCACGTCGCTCGGCACGTCCTGAACGGATCCACCGGCGTATAGGTGGATTCCGCGTTTGCCCATCCAGAACACACCTTCATCCACGGCCACCGCAGCTTTGCGAGAGATCACACCGCAAGAGGATCCGACACGCTCAAAGCCGTAAACATACGGCGGCCCTTGATAGGTTGCCGAGTGCGCATCCTGATCGGTCAGGATCAAGGTTTGCCCACGCGTCTTGATGCCGAGCATGATCTGGCCGGATGTTTGCAACTCGATGTCGCCAGCCTCATTTGTGGTGAGTGGCGTCCAAGTGGTGTTGTCTTCGCGGTCTGACCATTGCACTTTACGAGGATTCCCGCCGGCCCCAAGCGCGAACAGGAAACGCTCACCAGTTACCACCAGAGACTTGTTGCCGGTCGGTGCGCCGCTGATTGCCACAGCATCGTTGGCTGGGTTTAGCGTCCATTCCAACAGCCTGCCGTCGGCGTTAGAGCATGCCACAAGGTTTTGACCCCAGTTGTCCAGCGCCCAGGTTGTGGCTTCCGAATAGTTGCCCTGATCGGCGCGGGCAGTGCCATAGGTTGCAGCACCATAAAACCCGCCGCCATAGCCAGTATTGACGACGGCAGATAGATTGCCGGAAACCAAAGCGGTTGGCGATATGTCGGTGACAGTTCCTGACGCGTTCACAGCCTTCAAAGCATTGTAAAATCCGACGGCATAACGCTGGTCGCCGGAAAGATCCTGCCAAGCCAATGATGCCCGTGGGGCAACCGATCCAACAGTGTCGCGCAACCGCCATCCACCGACAGGGCGCATCGTGCCGTCGATCCAGCGAACCAAGTTGGCATCATACCAGCGATTGCTGGCCTGATACTCGGTGCCGTTGCGGTAGATGCCCGGGGGCAACTGGATCGGAATCAGAGGCATTTTGATCTCCTGTCGGTCGAATCACTTAAGCCTTGCGCTTCGAGATCACCGACCACACCGCAACGATAACAGTGGCAGCCGCGCCGCCCAAAGCCGTAGCCGTTTCGCTGTCGATCAACCCACGGCCAACAAGATAGCCGCCCAAGGCGGATACAAGTGCGCGTGCGATGCCGCCTACTTCTGGAGATGTCATGCTTTTTGCCCCTTTGATGTTGGCCATGATCGGCCCCGATTCCATTGTGTGCATGTCTGTAAACGGCGGTGTCAGGAACAGAGCCATTTCAGCATCCCTGCGCCGTGCTAGACCCTTTGATACAACTCCGCCTGCTTTGTTCCACATCCGAAACGCTACTGCCGCCTTGTCTTTCCGACCGGCGTTCAGTTCGCGCAGGACGGTAGACTTGGCAAACGCGTTCGGACCGATGTTATAGGCCAATGACACGCAGGCACCAAACTCGTTCGGTGTCACCTTAACATCAATCAGTGCGTCAACCTTTTCTGCAAACTGATCAACAGCCTGCCGCAGTAAATCCTCGGCCCGATCCTGCGTAATCGTCATACCTTGCGCTGGCTTAATGCCGACACCAGCACCCTCGGTAATCCCGTAACCAATCGTCCAGATGCCAACGATGTCTTGGTAGGCCGTCAGCTTGCAGCCCTCAAACTGCTTAATCAGATCAATCGTGGCTTGGTTGACGCTCATTTGCGGATTTCCCTTTGAATCTCATCCATCTTTTTCAATACGTTGGTAAAA